CATCGACAGTTTTGCCGGGGGCGGCGGAGCCTCGACCGGAATCGAGATGGCGCTGGGCCGTTCGCCGGACTATGCCATCAATCACTCGGCCGATGCGCTCGCCATGCACGAGGTCAATCACCCCTCGACCGTGCATCTGGATTCCAACATCTGGGACGTGTCGCCGCTGGAAGTGACGAAGGGCCGTCCGGTCGGGCTGTTCTGGGCCTCACCCGACTGCAAGCACTTCTCCAAGGCCAAGGGCGGCAAGCCCATGGACCGCAATATCCGCGATCTTGCCTGGGTCGTGGTGCGCTGGGCCGAGGAAGCCAAGCCCGACGTGATCATCCTCGAAAACGTCGAGGAGTTCGTGACCTGGGGGCCGCTCTACGAAGATGGCCGACCGATCGTCGAGCTGCGCGGGCACACCTTTGAGCAGTGGACGAAGCGGCTCAAGGCGGCCGGCTATAAGGTGCAGTGGAAGGAATTGCGGGCCTGCGATTATGGCGCGCCAACGATCCGCAAGAGGTTCTTCATGATCGCGCGCCGCGACGGCAAGCGCATCGTCTGGCCAAAACCCACACATGGTCGGGCAGATCACCCAGACGTCATCGCGGGCAGGCTTCTGCCGTGGCGCGCCGCTGCCGATATCATTGACTGGTCGCTGCCGTGCCCATCGATCTTCGAGACGTCCGAAGAGATCATGGCCAAATATGGTTTGCGTTCCGTACGCCCGCTGGCCGACGCCACAATGAAGCGGATCGCGCGCGGCGTGGTGCGGTATGTGCTGGAGGCGGGGAAACCGTTCGTCGTCAGGTTTCAGTCCGGTGCGACCGGACACCCGATCGACGAACCTTTGGCGACCGTCACGGCCAATAGCTATATCAAGCGCCCGGGTGGTGCTGCCCCGCTCGGCGTCGTTGCTCCGGTTCTTGTCGAAACTGCGCATGGGGAGATATCGCCCAAGGGCGTCAAGCGCTGGGGCACGGGCATCAAACATGCCGATGAGCCCATGGGCACCGGCACGATCAACGGCAATCATGCTCTTGCTGCAGTTCACCTTTCCCGCTTCACGCAGAATGGTGTTGGCAGCGCGGCAGATGATCCGGTCGATACTGTTATGGCCGGCGCGCCAAAATTCGGGTTGGTTTCGGCATTTCTTGCACAGCACAATACCGGTGTTGTGGGCCACGATGCTCGCAAGCCGCTTTCAACCATTACGACCGGCGGCGACCGGGGCGTGTCCCAACAGAGCGTTGTGACGGCGCACATGATGCGCCAGTTCGGAACCTCGATCGGGCACGAACTGGATCAGCCGACCCACACCGATACGGCAACGGTCAACAAATCGGCGCTGATTTCGGGCTTCCTCACCAAATATTACGGCACCGGCGACGGCGCGGACGTCATCGATCCGCTGCACACGGACACGGTCAAAGACCGCTTCGGCCTAGTCACCGTCGAGATTGACGGCGAGACCTATGCCATCGCCGATATCGGCATGCGTATGCTCACCCCGCGTGAGCGGTTCCGCGCACAGGGCTTTCCCGACAGCTACATCATCGATCGGCGGCCAGACGGCTCCAAGCTATCGGTGACCGTTCAGGGCTCGTGCTGCGGCAACAGCGTGTGCCCGCCGCTGGCCGAGGCGCTGGTTGCGGCAAACTGCACCGATCTGGCCGTCAGGCAAGAGGAGCGGGTGGCATGACGATCCGGTTCATCGAACAGCTCGCCGATGATGAGATCGCCTTTCGCTATGTGGAAGGTTGCTTCCTGCTCGGGCAGATTCTCGGCCATTTTTCCCACGATCGTTCCGGCCCCATGGGCGGCGAGCATTGCCTGATTGCCACTACTGAATGGCGGGTTCCTGTCGGTTTCGCGACGTTTTACCCGGTCGGTAACGGTCGTGCCTGGATCGATCTCGTCTGGGTCGAGGCCAGTCACCGAAGGCTCGGGCTGGGCCGGAAGCTGATCGAGGCCGTGAAGGTCAAGGCACCCGAACTGGGCCTGACCCGTCTCGAATTCGGAACCGCGTTCGAGAACGGCGCCATGCGCGCGCTCGGGGCCGGCATGGGGTTTTCCGATCGATCCATCAACATGTCGGTGACATTGGGCGAGGGCCGGTCATGAACCTCCCGCTTTCCTATGGCGATTTTCTCGCCGCCAAGATGAAAGTAGCCGTGGCGACCGGCATTCCCGTCGCGCTCGATGCCATCAATCCCGATCTCAAGCCGCACTGCCGTGCCATCGTAAAGTGGGCGCTGGAAGGGGGAAGGCGGGCGATCTTTGCGGCGTTTGGTCTGCACAAGACCTCGATGCAGATCGAATTGATGCGCCTGATCGGCAAGTTCGTCGGGGGCTATCGGCTGATCGTCTTGCCCCTGGGCGTGCGCCAGGAGTTCTTCGAAGAGGCCGAGCAGCGATTCCGTGGAGAATACGGCGTCACGCTCAAATTCATCCGCTCGGACGCCGAGATCGAGGGCGAGGACCTGATCTATGTCGCCAATTACGAAAGCGTGCGGGACGGCAAGATCGATCCCCGCCGTTTCGTGGCGGCCTCGCTCGACGAAGCGGCGATCCTGCGTGGATATGGGACCAAGACCTATCAGACGTTCCTGCCGTTATTCGAAGACGTGCGGTTCAAGTTCGTGGCGACGGCAACCCCGTCGCCCAACCGGACAAAGGAACTTATCCACTATGCCGGGTTCCTCGAAATCATGGATACCGGCCAGGCGCTGACCCGGTTCTTCCAGCGCAATTCGGAAAAGGCCAACGAACTCACCCTCTATCCGCACAAGGAAGAGGAGTTCTGGCTGTGGGTCAATTCCTGGGCCGTGTTCCTGCAATCGCCTGCCGATCTGGGCTTTGATGAAGCGGGCTATGTGCTGCCCGAAATGGAGATCACCTGGCACGAGGTGCCGACCGACCACGCATCGGCGGGCGTCGATCGCGACGGGCAGGGGATGATGTTCAACGATCCGGGCGCCAACGTCGTCGAGGCCTCGCGCGAAAAACGCAAAAGCCTCGATGCCCGCATCGGCAAGATGGCCGAGCTGATCGCCGAGGCGCCCGAGGAGCACAGGATCCTGTGGCACCACCTCGAGGACGAGCGGCGCGCCATCGAAGCCGTAGTCCCGGGCGTGCGCTCGATCTTCGGGTCGCAGGATCTCGACACCAACGAATCCAACGCCATCGGCTTCAAGCATGGCAAGTTCCGCGACCTCGCAACCAAACCCGAGATGAGCGGGGCAGGGTGCAATTTCCAGATGCATTGCGCCTGGGCGATCTTCGTGGGAATCGATTCCAAGTTCCATGACTTCATCCAGGCGGTGTTCCGCATCGTGCGCTTCGGACAGCGGCGCAAATGCCGGATCGACATCATCTATTCGGAGGCAGAGCGCGGCACGCGGCGCATCCTCGAGCAGAAATGGGCAGAGGACGAAGCCGCGCGGGTTCGGATGAGCGAGATCATCCGCAAATACGGGCTGGGCGTGCTGCCGGTGGACTCCATGCTCAAGCGTTCGATCGGCGTCGAGCGGCGCGAGGAGCGCGGCGAGTATTTCACCATCGCGCAAAACGACTGTGTTGAAGAGACCCGGACGATGGAAAGCGACAGCGTCGGGCTGATCGTCACCTCGATCCCGTTCGCCAACCACTACGAATATACCGACAAGTACAATGATTTCGGCCATACCGACGACAATGTCCATTTCTGGGCGCAGATGGATTTTCTGACGCCCCAGCTCAAGCGCGTGCTGATCCCCGGCCGGATGGCGGCCATCCACGTCAAGGACCGTGTCGATTTCGGCAATGTCACCGGCAAGGGCCTGCCCACGATCTCGCCGTTTCATGCCGAGGCGATCTTCCACTACACACGCCATGGCTTCGACTATTGCGGGATGATCACGATCGACACCGACGTGGTTACCGAAAACAACGGCAATTACCGCCTGGGCTATACGGAAATGCTCAAGGACGGGTCCAAGATGGGGGTGGGCTCGCCGGAATATCTGTTGTTGTTCCACAAGCCCCAGACGGACCGCACGCGGGGATATTCGGACGTGCCGGTGGGTAAAGCCCGCGAGGATTATTCGCTGGCCCGCTGGCAGCTCGACGCGCACGCCCATTGGAGATCGAGCGGCGATCGGCTGCTGACGCGTGCCGAATGGACGGCGATGGCGCCGGACGCTCTTCCCAAGGCCTTCAAGGCGCATTCGGACGGCACCGTCTATGATCACGAGGCGACGGTGGCGATCGGCGAGGCCCTGTTGGAAAAGGGCATGCTCCCCAAGAAATACATGGCCCTGGCGCCGACGGCGCGCAGCGAATGGATATGGCACGACGTGGTGCGCATGCTGACGCTCAACGGGAGCCAGAGCGCCCGGAATGTCGAAAAGCACATCTGCCCATTCCAGTTCGACGTCGTCGATCGCGCCATAGACCGCTGGTCAAATCCCGGCGACGTGGTGTTCGACCCCTTCGGCGGGCTGATGACGGTGCCGTATCGCGCGATCCTCAAGGGACGCTATGGCCGGGCTTCCGAACTCAATCCGACCTCGTTCAGGGACGGGCTGTTCTATTGCCGCGAGGCAGAGGCCAAGCGCGGTGTGCCGACGCTGTTCGACGCGATCGAGATGGACATGGAGCGGGCATCGTGAGTTTGCCGGACCATCTCGTCGCCCTCAAGAACGAAGCCCTGCGCACGAGCTGCGAGTCCTGGGCGATCCGGAGGCGTTGGCCGCTGTCGAAGGGCGTCGAGCGCATCGGGCCTTGCCCGGTGTGTGGCGGCACCGACAGGTTTTCGATCAACGCTCAGAAGAACGTCTTCAACTGTCGCCGCTGCGGGATTTCGGGCGAGGGCGTCATCAAGCTGGTGATGCTGACGCAATCGGTCGAGTTCGTGCAGGCCTGCGAGATCGTCACGGGCCGCAAGGCCGATGAGCCGGTCGATCCCGAACGGGCAAGACGGCTGGCAATAGAGGCAGAGGCCGAGCGGCAACGGAAATCTGAAAAGTGGGCTCAAGACGCTGAGAATGAGCGCCGAAAGGCATATGCGATCTGGCGAGAAGCCCGAAAGCGGCCTTGGGTGCCTGGAGAGGCCGTGGCAGAGTATCTTCGTTTACGGGCAGTGAGCGCCGACGCGATTCAGGCCAATGCGCCATTCGCGCTTCACTCCAGCATCCGCCAATCTGATAGCCTTCCTTGGTGGGATGGTCAGGGCGAAAAGCCAGTTGTTATCCATGCCGGACCAGCGATGGTTGCGGCAATTCAGCGACCTGATGGCACTTTCGGGGGTGTCCACCTCACTTGGATCGACCTTGGCAGAAAGAAGGGGCGCTTGGTTCTGCCGAATGCGGCAGACGGGCAGGTACGGCCGACAAAGAAAGTTCGAGGCACTCAAAAAGGAGGGGCGATCCGCCTTTATACACCCCCGGTTCCAACTCGTATCGTCATGGGTGAGGGAATAGAATCTACCTTGTCCGTCCTTTGTCACGCCTTTGAACCGGACACGGCCTACTGGGCTGGAATTAACCTCTGGAACATGGCTGGCCGCGCATTGCGCGATGGGACCGGCGCTGAAATCCATGACCAGCCCGATATGGAAGATGAAGAAAGTTTCGTTCCACCCGAATGGTGCGAGGAGTTGGTCTTCCTGGCCGATGGCGATAGCGAGGAAAGCCGCATTACCGAGAAACTGACCCGAGGCTTGCGCCGCGCCATAAGGCTGCGGCCCGGCTTGAAGGCCAAACGCGTTCCGGCCCCGGCGACTGGCGCGGACATGAACGATCTCGCCATGCAGATGCGAGACGCCGTAGTGATGGGGGCAGGGGCTTGAGCAAGAAGAACCCCGTCAGGGCGCAGATCGAGCAGGCCGAAGAGGCCGAGGATAGCGGGTTCGATCTCTATGGGCAGGGCGTTAACGACGACGGGCGCCCCGATCCGGCCTGGGAAGCCGAGGACTCGAGCAATGAACGCGGTCATGATCTCGGCGCGCTGACCGTCGACGAACTGGACAATCTGCGCGTCTGCGCCGATCTCGACCAGAACGACCGGGACAACGGCCGTCGCCTGATCATCTGGTACGGCCCTGATCTTGCCTATGTTTCGGGCATGGGCTGGCTCTTGTTCCGGGGCACGCACTGGGAACGCGATGAAGGCGATCTGGCGGTGCGGCTCAAGGCGCAAGACCTGGTGGATTGGATCAAGCGCGAGCTGTGGTTCATCGAACCGACACCGGGCGTCAAGAGCCTGATTGCCTATGCCGACAAGATCGCCCTCAAAAAGCCCGAGGACCGCACGGCGGAAGACCTCGAGGTCTTGAGCAAGGCCACGAAGGCACGCGACCAGCTCGGAAAGAAGCGCAGCGCGCGGCGCACCTTTGCGATTTCATCCGGAAATGCAGGAAAGACCGAAGCCATGATCAAGCAGGCCGCCAGCCGAAAGGCGGTTTCGCCAGAAATTTTGGACGCCAACAAGAGGCTGTTCAACGTCAAGAACGGCACGCTGGCGTTTTCGCGTGTTGATGACGAGGAATCTGACCCCGACGATCCGCGCTATGTCGGTACGTGCGAGCCGCTTGAGCATGATCGGTCGCACATGATCACCAAGACGGCCGACGTCGCGTACGATCCCGATGCCAGGTGCCCGAAATGGGATGCGTTCCTCGAGCAGATGCAGCCCGACGCGGCCATCAGGTTATTCCTGCAGGTGAGCCATGGATTTGCGCTGTTGATCGGCGGGAACGACGCCCAGAAGCTGTTCTACCACTATGGCGGCGGCGCCAACGGTAAATCGGTGTTCATCGAGACCATCGGGCGCTTGGCTGGCCCCTATCGTGCTGTCGTCGATCCGGCCACGATCACGGGCGATAGCCAGCGCGATGGCTCCAAGGCCAATTCCGACGTGGCGCGCCTGGTCTCGACGCGTCTGGCGACGATCGAGGAATTGCCGCGCGACGTTCCGCTCAAGGAAAATCTGATCAAGGCCCTGACCGGCGGCACGCGCATGGTAGCGCGCTTCCTGCAAAAGGAAATCTTCGAGTTCGATCCCGAATTCGTCGCCATCATGAGCGGCAACGACATGCCGACCGTGTCGGGCACCGACTATGGCATCTGGCGCCGCCTGCTGATCATCCATTGGGCGGTGACGATACCGCCCGAGCAACAGCGGCCTTTCGGCGAGATGCTGGCCATGTTCGATGAAGAACGGTCCGGCATCCTCAACTGGCTGATCGAGGGCGTAAAGCGGTACATGGCGCATGGCCTGACGCCCTATATCCCCGTATCGGTGACCCAGTTCACCGACGACTATCGCGAGGAGCGCGACCCGGTGGGCACCTTCGCGGCCGCCTGTGTAATCGCCTCACCCGGCAGCAAGGTGAACGCCGGCGACATGTACGCCGCCTATGAGAGGTGGTGCGGCGCCAACGGCATCAAGCCCTATCAGCAGACCGCCTTCGGCCGGCGTATGAACTCCCTCGGATTCAAGAAGAAGCGCGGAAGCCATGTCGATTATCTCGACGTGGCGCTCGGGGACGTTCCCGACAAGTTCGACCCCCGCACCCCCGGCGATCCCCGGCCGGAACCTCCCCCGCATACGATTCTCTAAGGCGGCAAGCGGCCTTTTGCACCGCTTTTGCCGCCGCCCCGCACCCCCTTCATGGGCAGGCAAGCGGAGTCACGACTGTCACCCGCGCTGGCGCGCGGCGACATGACAGTCGTGACAGTTTTACGATGGTTGAATGCAACCGTCACTTTCCCAATTCAATAGTAAAATCATGCTGTTACGTTGAAATCGTGACAGTTGTGACGGTTCATCTCGCGTATATTAGCTGTGAGGGGGTCCGGGTGGTCATCGGCTATCGCCGGGTTGGTTTCGGTCTCCATGTGCATGGGGAAACGGTCACAACCGTCGCGACTGTCATAACCCCTTGAACCCTCGCTTCTTTCTGTCTCCGACAGTTCATTTCCAACTGTCACAACCCTCATGAGGGGAACGAGAGTGACTAAGCCTAGGGAAAAGGTGGATATCGAGCGGCTGGTGACCTGGGCTTTGCTGGATCAGGGGCTCGGCTGGTCGCAGGGGCAATCCTCCGATGGCGGGTTCATGGCGCTGGGGACGCGCATCGACACGTCCTCGATATCGACACCTTCGATCTCGTTGCAGAGCGATGATGACGCCTTGATTGTCCGTGCCGTTATCGATGGCATGGAGCCCGACGTGGCCGATCTCATCATCAGGCATGGCCGGATCGGTGAAAGGCCGGATTGGTGCGAAGAGGGCGTTGGCGATTATGTCCAGAAGCGTTCGGCCAATGGAAAGCTCGCCTGGATTTATGAGAAGCCCGGGGATCGGCGGTCGGCGAAAACTCCCGTGATGGAGTTCGTGGGCTGGCGCCAAGAGCAGGTCGATTACTTCCGAGCGGGTTATCGACTGTGGTGGTATGGCCTTGAGGCGATGGTGCCGGCGCTCAACGCGGTGATGGAAACGCATGAGGCGACCGGTCCGAAGGCTCTACTGGAGCCTTGGCTTGCGAAAACACCGGTTATCCACACTCCAGATGGGCCGCTGAAACCCAACAAACGCGGGCCCAAGCGTACCGGTCGAGAGTATGTCGAAATTGACGGTCAACTTGTGCGGCGCGTAGGGGGTTGACCGTCACTAGGATTTTGACAATGTTGGGGACAACAGATTAGGACTGATTCCGACCCGCCCGGTGACCGCCGAGGCGGGTTTTTCGTGACCTGTTGGGCGTTAGATCACAGTAAGCGCCTGATAACGCTGCAAATATAGCCAGCGGGTCCTTCCGGGGGTCTGAGTCCCATACGGTGCGTCTGAGCGCATTTGTTTTCTAGTTTCGATCAAAATTGACAGGGTTGACGGCGTTGACGGACGTGGCAGCGGCGGTTGACGCTGGCGGGTCCGCCGACGTGTGGGTGACGCTGGCCGATGCCGCGAAGCATCAGGGCGTGAGCCGCCAGGCGGTGAGCAAGCGGGTTAGCGCGCTTCTGGCCTCGGGCCGGCTGACTGTTAAGTCGGGTGCGCGCGGGACAAAGCTGGTCAACCTTGTCGCGTACCTTCGCGCGGTCAAGGAAGAGACCGATCCCGCGCAGGATCTGCGGAACGGCAAGACCGCCGGCCCTTTGTTTGGCGACGGCGACGAAGACGACGCACCAGACGCGCCGACACCTGCGGCTCAGCGGCCAAGCGGTTACCACGACGCCCGCGCCCAGCGTGAAGCGTTCAACGCCGAAAACGCCCGCCTCGACCTCGAGGAGCGGCGCGGGCACCTGATCGTCAAGGACGATGCCGAGCACAACACGATGACCGCGTTCCGAAAGGTCCGGGATCGGTTCCTGTCGTTGCCGGCGACCCTTGCCGATCGATTGGTCGCCCAACCCGACGCGTCGGCCATGCGCGTGCTGCTCGATAAAGAGATACGGGCGGTTCTGGAGGCTGCGGCCAACGACCTGGACGCGATGGCTGAGGTCGAGGGCGATGACGGATGACCTGCAACGCGAAAGCGAAAGGAGAATGTCCGTCGCCGGCAAGGCGATCTTTCGGTCGGCGGCAGGCGGCATAAGGCCCGACCCGCGCGAGCTGGTTTCGGTCTGGGCAGAAAAGCACCGTATCGTACCGGAGATGGGATCAAGGCCCGGCCCTTGGCGCAACGAGACCGCGCCATATCTGGTCGAGATCATGGATTGCCTCTCGCCGGATCACCCGTGCGAACAGGTGGTCAACATGAAATGCTCGCAGTCCGGCGGTTCGGCGGTTGCCGAAAACTGGATCGGCTTCATCATGCACCGCACGCCGGGTCCGATGATGTACGTGCAGGCCACGGTCAAGGCCGCCAAGGACTGGTATCAGGAAAAGCTGCAGCCGACGATCGAGGCAACGCCTGCGCTCAGTCCGAGGCGAGGCGGGGTTGTCATGCCCCAGAAATCTCGATCGGGCGAGGGGTCCACGTCCGAGCGCATCCGGTTTTTGGGCGGGTTCCTCAATCTTGCCGGCGCGAATTCCGCCGCGAGCCTTCGCCAGCACTCGATCCGCTATATGGTGCGCGACGACCGGTCGGCCTGGACGGACAATGCCGACGGGGAGGGCGATCCCAAGGATCTGTCGGACGCGCGGCTTAAGACCTATCGCATCTTCGGGATGAGCAAGGTCTATGATGTCAGTTCGCCCAAGTTCGAGGGCGCCGATATCGATGCCGATTATCAGCGTTCCGATATGCGGCGCTTCTACATGGCCTGCAAAGCCTGTGGCGACCTGTCCGATATCGTGTTCGAAGACCTCGTTCATAACGATGTGGCTCCTTATCGAACCCATTTCGTTTGCCCGAGCTGCGGGGTCGAGCATTTCGAGCACGACAAGCACGAAATGGCGGCGGCGGGCGCATGGATACCGACGCGTCCCGATCCAGAGACGGGCGAGGTTCCGCCCAAGACCATTGCGGCCGACGAGATCGAAGCCTGGCGCTCGCGCGATACCGGCGTGCACCTGATCGTCGGGTTCGTCATCACCGGTGAAATGTCGGTCTTTGAACGCTGGGACAACCTCGTCGCGCGGTCAAAGGAGGCCGGTGACGATCCTGCCAAATTGCAGCCGTTCCAGAATTCCGACCTGGGACGGCCGTACAAGCCCAAAACCGACGTTCCCGAGTGGGAAACGCTTTCTTCGCGGCGAGAAGGGGATTGGCAGCGCGGAACGGCCCCGGCCGGTGTGCTCTACGTCACTCTGACGGCCGACGTACAGGGAGACGGGATCTATTGGGCTTATCTGGGCTGGGGTCCCAACAAGCAGGTCTGGCATCTCGATGCCGGTTTTTGTGCCGGCCACACCGATGTTGCCTTCGAGGGCGCCTGGCCCAAGCTCGATGCCGTCGCCGATCGCGGCATAGCCTTTGGCGGGCAACGGTTCCGCGTTGCTCCCGATATGATCGGCGTCGACAGCGGCTATAATTCCGAGCCCGTCTATGCCTGGGTCAAGCGGCGTCACAACGCCCTGGCGCTCAAGGGTGAGGACGGCTGGACAAAGCTGCCGATCGCCCGGGCGCAGTCGCCGGAGGTTCGCAAAACCGGACTGTCGGCCGGCAAGGCCAAGAAGTTCGGGATCAAGGTCTGGCTGGTCGGCACCTGGGGCATCAAGGGCGCCTTGATGGTCTATCTGAGCCGAACGGCCAAGGAAGGCGATAGCGGTCTTCCCGTCGGCTTTCAGCACTATCCGGCCGATACCGAGGAAGAGTATTTCCGCCAGTTGGTCTCCGAGTACGTCATCACCGACACGGTGAATGGCAACAAGGTCCGAAAGTGGAAGGCGCGATACGCCAATCACTGGCTCGACTGCAACGTCTATGGCTGGGCGCTCACCCATTTCGCGGGTCTTTGGAACTGGGACGACAGCCAGTGGGAAAAGCGGGCGCGCGAGTTGGCCGAGATGATGGCATCGGCAGAACCCGACCTGTTCGGGCCGTCGATCACCGCCGTCCCGTCGGCGGCGCCGGTTGAGGCCAGCGAGTTGCCGGCGGCCAAGGCCATTGGCGCGAAAAAGAAAGATGATGGGCTCGACGCCCTCGCGAAACTGAATCGATAGGAGACGCCAATGGCGCGGTCCAGGGCCGATATCGAAGGCGAGCTTGCCGAACTCTATGCGGCAAAGCGGAGATACCTGACCGGCGGCATGGTGACCGAGGTCAACCACGCCAGCGGAGGCGTTAAGAAACAGGCCGCGACGCTGGAAGAGATCAATCAGGCGATCATGATGCTGGAGCTTGAATTGTCTCAGATCACTGGTGACCGGTCCAAACTCGGGCCGGTGCGGTTCGGCTTTGGAGATCGTCCATGAACAAGCCTCGGGTGCGCGTCCAGGCCGGTGATGCAACGGGCGCCACGCTGCGCCGCGTAGCTGCCGCGCCGCGCTCCGCCTATACCGCCGCCGATCAGGGACACTCGGCGCTTGGCGGATGGGTTCCTCCCATGCAATCGGCCGATGCCGAGTGGCTGCGTGAGCGCGACGTGTCGGTTGCGCGTATCCGCGACCTCGAGCGCAATGACGGAACGGTTTCGGCTGGGATCGACCGGCAGGTCGACATGCTTGTCGGTTCCGCGCTGCGCCTGAATTCTAAGCCGGATCATGAGGCGCTGGGGATTTCGTCGGACGCGGCGCATGGTCTGGGAAAGGCCATCCAGTCGGTTTGGCGGGGCTGGGCCGACGATCCGATCTTTCGTTGCGATGCGGAGCGCCAGTTGAACTTCAATGGCCTGGCGGGCATGGCGGCGCGAGAATTCGTTGGGGTCGGCGAGGGGGTTTCAGTCTTGCGTTTCCGCGAGATGGCAGGATGGCAATATCGGACGGCCGTTCATATGGTCGATCCCGATAGGCTTTCCAATCCCGAAGGTCACCCAGACACCGAATTCCTGCGCAAGGGTGTGGCAAAGGACGAGGATGGCGCTCCAATCGGATATCACATTCGACGAGCGCACCCGGCGGACGTATTCGGTCTGGCGACTGATCCTTTGACCTGGGACTATTTCGAACGCTGGCACGAAACCGAAAACGGCTGGCAGCGGCCAGGAGTAGTGCATTTCTACGACAAGAAACGTCCGGGCCAGTCTCGCGGCGTTTCGCGCCTGGTGGCCAATCTCGTTAAAACCCGGATGCTGCACAGGTATTCGGAGAACGAAGTCCGGGCGGCGGCGATCAACGGGTCGATCATCGGCGCCATCTACACCCAGCTCGGGGCCGAGTATGCGGCCGAGCGGCTTGGAACCGACGGGGAAACCAATACCGACTGGTCCCAGTTCAACACCCAGCGCGGCGCATTCTACGCGGATCGATCGATCATGAATGATGCGCGATTGCTCACATTGTTCCCGACCGACCGCCTGGACCTCAATACCCAGCCGCGCCAAACCGCAGGCTATCCCGCGTTCGCGCGTTCCTTCCTGCAATCGTTCGCAGCCTCGCTCGGTATCAGTT